AAATGTCACCATTTTTAATGTTTGCTAATAGAAAATCAATGTCCACATTTGCATCTGTTAAATGAGATACATAAATGTTTGTTGAAGAAATTTGTGTGGCGTTATTCCATGTAATGTGGCCCGCATCAGGTGGTGGTGTTTGTGTTGCAGTTTCCGCTACATAATCAAAAATAGATGATGATGTACCGCTTGCACCAGTATTACCCTGCACACCCTGAATACCATTTACGCCTTGAACACCCTGGCTACCAGTAATTCCCTGTACGCCCTGAGTTCCCTGCGCTCCAACAGTTCCCTGAATTCCATCAAGTCCTTGAGAGCCAGTTAATCCTTGTGATCCAGTTAAACCCTGCGCACCAGTTGATCCCTGTACGCCTGTTAAACCTTGTGTTCCGTTATTTCCTTGAACACCTTGTACACCTTGCGCGCCAGTAGATCCTTGCGCTCCAACAGTGCCTTGTGTTCCGTCATTACCCTGAATTCCTTGTGTGCCTTGCACACCAGTTAAACCTTGAACGCCAGTTATGCCCTGAACGCCTTGCGCTCCTGTTGTTCCCTGAGAACCGTTGTTACCTGTTGTACCTTGAACGCCAGTTAAACCCTGTGATCCTGTTGTTCCTTGTGTTCCAGGATTTCCAACATTACCTAGTAAACCTTGAATACCTTGTAAACCAGTAATGCCCTGTGAACCATTTGTTCCCTGTGAACCAACTGTTCCTTGAACTCCATTAGCACCAATAGTTCCTTGTGAACCAATAATGCCTTGAATACCAATTAAACCTTGTGAACCAATAGCACCTTGAGCGCCAATTGTTCCTTGCGCTCCAGTATTTCCTTGAATACCAACTAAACCTTGCGTACCTGTTGCACCCTGCACACCAATAGTTCCTTGTGCGCCTGCTGTGCCTTGCGTTCCGTTAAATCCTTGAGTGCCTGTTGCTCCCTGAATACCAGTTGTACCAGTAGTTCCCTGCGCACCTGATCCAGTAGCACCTTGCACACCAAATGAACCCTGAATACCAGTTTGGCCTTGAATACCTGTTGTGCCTTGCGCGCCTACTACACCTTGCAAACCATTAGTACCCTGAACACCAGTTAATCCTTGCGCGCCAATTAAACCTTGTGTGCCTTGTGCCTGATTAAATCCGCCGCCTTGTAAACCTTGTGTACCTTGCACACCTTGAGCAGAGAAGTTACCTGAGATACCTTGAATACCCTGAGCGCCTTGTTGCCCCATAGGGCCAGGCGTAACAACAATAACATTGGGAGTTCCAACAGGGTTTGGATTGTTCAAGAAGTTATTTGGGTTGTATGTCATCTTGTCACCTCTGCATTTACATTTAATTCACCTTGAACAAGCCGTGTTCTCACACCAGTAGGTGATGTTATCTCTAAATCATAATAATAAGGGCCTGCAATTATTGCGCCTGTTTGTTGTGCTGTTGCGCGAACCGCAAGAGTTCCGCTAGGCCCATCAATTGTAATGCCACTTGTCTCTGTAAGTGTTAAAACTGCAACGGTGTCATTAGGTAGCGAGCGCAACTGCATACGGGCTGTGTAACCTGTAATGTCCACTGCGCTTAATGCGTCTCCACCTTGAATGTACAAACCTTGTGCCGCATTTGTAACAGTAAATTGTGTTGAAGTGCGTGAAGCAATTGTTACATTGCCTAAGTTGTATTGGCTAGGCATGATGCCTTCAATGTAAACAGTCTGCCCTGCGCTAAATCCGTTTTCTGCGGTGTATGTAACAGTTGTGCCATTGCCTACTGCATTTGTAATCGTTGCAGGCTGTGTGTACAAGAAATTGCGAAACCAATCAGAGCCTTGATCAATTATTGTGTTGTAATTGTCAGCCATTACGCTCCTTGTGCCACCTCAGAATTTGTCACAATCATAGCGGTTCTACACGCAGAACAATGTGTAAATGATTTAGGCATTGGCAAGCCACACTTAGGGCAATGATTAGCAATAGCGTTAAAGTAATTACTTACCGTAACTTTTCCTAATAAATCGCTAAAGCCCTGAACCATTGCATCAATACGGTCAGGTGAGTTTGGTTCATCTACTGTCCATGTACACATCTGATCTTCTAACTCTGCAAACTCCCCAATGTGGTGAATACGCCCTTGCTCATACATAGCCGCTACTGGCTCTGCTCTGAGTTTCTTACCTATGTGCGCTCGCACTTCTCTAATCGGTAATGTTGGCCGCACTTGCTTTAGCACTGCGCCCACCATGTCACCGCCCTGATTTACTTCAACCAACACTGCATCAGCCTTGTATGCGTCAAAGAGTTCCACTGCCTTTGTAGCCCATTGCAACGGTGAACCTCTAAATGAGTAATCACCAAGCACATAGCCCTGGCCATCTGAAGTAGATCCAACAACAACAATTCCTGTTTCATCTGACTTCTCTGAGTTAGTTACGGCAGGATCTACGCTTACAACAATGCGGGCCATAGTTGGCGCTGTTGCAATGCGTGTGCGGTCAATTAAGCCTCTAGTCCACAATGCACCTTCAACATCATCAAGGATTTCTCCATAGAGTTCTTGCCTACCTAATCGTGTGCCGTTGTAGCGGGCTTGTAATTCCATCAATGCGCTAGGGGCTAGGTTTGCCGCGTTATCAAATGTAGATCCCCTGGTAATAACAACTGATCCATCTGTACGCCCTGCAAGCATGCGGATTAGTGCCGTAGAACGCGGTGTAGTTGTAACAATTACGCGGGGCTTCTTCCCCAGGCGTAAGCCAAACTGCAATTGATCCCAGGCATCTTGATAACGCCATGCACCTAACTCATCACACCAAGCACCGTGATGTTGCGGGCCACGGAAACGCTCAGGGTTATCTGCGCTAAATAACTTTATGCGGCTACCGTTTTTGAGCAGGATCTCACCAATAGAACGGTTGTAATTTTGAAGCATTTGATAGCGTTGTAAGACGGCAACAATGCCTGACTCACCTTCTGCACATGTATCTCTAGCATCTGAGAATGTAGGGGCAACAACAGCCCACCTGGTAGCGGGTTGAACAATCGCCTGCCACGCAATTTCTTCAGCGCCTAATCTTGTTTTGCCAAATCCACGGCCTGCCATTGCAAGCCAAATGTTCCAATCACCTTCAGGCGGTAGTTGTTCCTTCCGCGCTAGTTTGTTCTTCCATACCCAACGGCTCGCCTTGATCCGTGAGTTCTGTGATGGTTGCAATGTCTCCAATTGTTGAGGCTTCAATAATTCTTGCGACTCGCTCAACTTCTCTGTCCAGGTCTGATCCGTCATAAGTAACCACCTCTGCTTGTACCTTCAATGGTGCGTCTAATCCCAGTAACTTTGCGCGCTTATCAATTACGCGTAAGACAAAATCTGCCGCTCTTAGATTGCCAGCCACCGCAGGTTGCCAGTAAGTACGCTGAAGATTATCCAGGCGATCTAATTCCAGTTCACGGTGTTCTTCTATTGCCGCAACAGGGTGACGCGTCAGAGCGCGCTTGTAAGCCTTTACAACGCCTGCAATGCTCATGTCCACCATAGTTGCTATTTCACGCCACACATAACCTTCATGGCGCAACTCAATTATGGTTGTTTCTTTTTCTACCAAATTACGCGTATTTTCTACCATAATGTGTTCATGTTAATGTTTGAAAAAGTTTACTGCAAGTTGAGTTCAATAACCTTTATGGTTGCGCATGGGTACAAAGTATCTTCGCAACTTGTACAGAAATCTACAAAATCTTGATGATCAGGTTCATGGTTGAAAGGAGAGTCTGTAAAATCTTCCGTAATTGGTGCATGTAATTTAACTACTTCCAATAAAGGTTTTGGGTTCACCATAGAATTAACATCAATTTTTGCTAACAATTCTTCATGTGTCATAAGTTTGCCTTCCTAGTTAGCGAACAAAACCCACACTCATCAGAATGTGGGTTGTGTCCAGCACTCAATCCCCACGGTGGGGATCAGTACGCGTAACTTATCTAATTCCTAGCGAGATTGCAACAAGAGCAATAAACAGGCTTAGGACAAGGAAAAGGATTACACCATCAACAGGTGCATTGTTCATGTGTACATTTCCTTTCTTGTCGGCTTAGGATCTCGTCTAACAAAGCCTCTATTTCTTCTTCCTTCAAGGCTTACCTGTTCTTACTAGGTTCATACGAGCATCAAGCAATTCATCTAACTGTTCTGTAAGCATTTCTTTTTTGCGCCAATCCATGCGGTTGCCAAATTCATCTGTTTTAAGCATGGCGTAAACATGACTCAGACATTCATCTATCTGAGCCACGGTTACTTCTTCTTCAATGACGATCACATGAAGATGTTAGCCTTGATTACGCTCCTGGCGCTTTGAAAAATAGTTTTCAACATCTGCTTTTGTGTAGAACACATTACGGCCTGACTTCTGCACCCATGTAAGTGTCTTACGGTGTTGGATCTGTCGTAAGTTATTCAATGTAATGTTCAAGCGCTCGCATACTTCTGCCGCGCTCATTAGATCATCTACCACGGTGATGCCTCCTTAGTTGCAAATTGTTGTGATTTTGGTTTACCCAGGCGTGGCACTAAACCAACTTCCTTAGCGGCAATCTCCATTGTTGTTTTTTCATTGCCTTCTTTGTCGGTGTAAGTCTTTTGTTCTAAATCGCCAACAACTAGAACACTGTCACCTTTTCTAAAAGTATCTGCAATTGCTTCAGCCTTTGTGCCAAATGCAATTACTCTAAACCATGTAACTTCTCCATCTTTCCATTCACCGTTTATTTGCTTTCGCGGGGTGTACGCCAATGAAAAACTACAATAGGCTGTGTTGTTCTTTGAAAACTTTAGGTCAGGGTCACTGCCTAAATTACCTTTAACGCTTATGTGCATCAGTCACCTTCCATCATTACGGCTTCAGTGCCGTCATCTTGTAGTAATACAATTGAACCATCAGGCTTCACAAAAGGAAATTCATGTGGCTCTTTGTAAGAAGGCACAATCCAACCTTTTTGCTCTGCGCTTGCAGGCTTGAGGTGAATACTATCGGTTTTTAGATTATGGCAACCGTGATGGATCAAGATGAGGTTAGAAACGGTGTCTTTGCCGCCTCTTGATTTGAGTTTGCGGTGATGCAAGGCCATGTTCTCAGGCAAGCCAGGGCCACCGCATACTTCGCAATAGCCATTAGCCCTGTTAATTACGGTAGCAACAACCTTCTTATCAATCGCCATCTTCTTCTTCATCTTCCCATTCAGTAGGATCTACCGTAGGAAGATCAACGCGTAAAGGCAGGCCAAATGGTGATGCTGTACTCATCAATACCAACCTCCATGTAAGTCAGGGCCAGCCTGCTTTTTCCAAAATTCCCACGCCCCGCAAGGAGTTTGGTAACGCTTGTAAACATAGCGCAAGCCAGCCTTAATTTGCGTGTAAGCGTCTTTGGGCATGTAAGGGTACTTGTAATTTTTCCATGTTGAAGGCAAAAATTGAAACAACCCAAACGCACCTGATGACCGATTAAGCGCGTTTACGCGCCAACCGCTTTCTTTGTAAATTAACTGCTCAAGGCAGGCAAATTGCCTTTGATGATCAGCGTAATTTTTCTTCACCATTGTCAGCGCAATAACTTTCGGAGGCATTTGATGCAATTCCAATTTTGGTGCTTGAGCCGTAGCAGGTGAAGCAAACACAATTCCTACCGCTAATGCGGCGCTTAAAAGGATTTGTGCAAAACGCTTCAGGCTTTAGCCGTTCGCCAACTTTCTACACACTTCGCAAGCGGCGTTACCGTAAATCCAACTGCCGCACAAACAACGATTAACTAAATTGTCCATTTCTTTACCCCTTTCAGGTTATTTTTAGGACTGCTCTATTTTATAGCAAATCTCACTGATTACAACGCCCAAAAGGGTCACAATAATTACGCTTGCGATAAACATCATTCTTCTTCCCGCCCTTCCAACTGTAAACGCATTTTAATTACATGTGCCTTGCTTAGTCTCACGCCCTCTAAAAATCCTATGTAGCGTTCTCTTTCTTCCGTGTCTAATTTATTTTTAACATAAGGGCTTTCTTGCCATACATTCAAAGCATCTTCAATTTCCTGCAATAATTTTTTTGTATGGTTGATTTGTAATTCTAATAATTTTTCATTGACTGTTTTGTAATCTATTACATTTAATTCACTCATTTGCCCACCACCTCAGAATTTGTCACAATCATAGCGGTTCTACACGCAGAACAATGTGTAAATGATTTAGGCATTGGCAAGCCACACTTAGGGCAATGATTAGCAATAGCGTTAAAGTAATT